TTATGGATTTAGAAACAGAAAACGAGAATCTGAAAGAAGAGGTTAAGGAACTAGAAACGCGCATAAAAGAATTAGAGGAGGCAATTAAAGACGCTGTGCGTACACTAAACTATAATTTATAACATGAAAAAATACCTCATCAAGACCCCAGAGAAGTACACTAAGGAAGGAGTAGAAAAAACGTTTTGGCACACGATTGGAACCGTCGTAATGTTCGACAATGACGGGAATATCTAAATCCCCGCTATCGGACTCAACGCGAAGATTTACCCAGTAGAGGAAAAGACCACCGCACCTGTAGCACCTGTAGAGAAACCAGCGTACCCCACAAACGACAGTGAGGGTATCAAACCAGAGGACATTCCCTTCTAGCCCATGATTCTTACCAACTCCCACATCTCAGACGACTGCACCCGGAAAGCCTTGGTGTACACAGACAAGAATGGTCACTACAACCTAATGCGTCTTGTAATGATAGAGGGGGTGGGGTGGGCATTAAACCTTAGTGGACGTAAGTACTTCAAGCACATCGAGAGTTGCAATAGGGCGGTTGCAAAGTGGGTGGGGAGGGTGTAGAATCAAAGTACCTGGGAAGGTGGAATGATGACCTGAAACAAGCACTCAGAAATGGGTGCTTGTTTCGTTGTAACGGAAGGGTGTCTCAGACGGCATAAAAGTTATCCACAGGTGGTGGTATTTTTGTGTAGCTAGGTGGGTGGTATAATACTTGGGTGAAAAAGTATAACCATAATTTAAATAATTCACAGCAGAGGATAGATGGCGTGCGAAAGCACAGGGTCGGTTATACGCCCTCACACCGTCTATCCTCTTTTGTGTGTAATTTACTATGAGCAAACAGCGGATTATTAAAGACGAAATCTGGGACGACGAGTGGTTCTACGACCTTGACCCGTCGGAAAAGCTCATCTGGATTTTCCTACTCACAAACCCCCGGGCGAATATAGCGGGAGTCTACCAGATAAACCTACGGTGGATGGCGAACCTTACAGGTTTCGACAAGGACGTTATTAAGACAACCTTGGAGCGTTTTGAGAATGCGGGGAAGATACTTGTAAAGAGTTCCTGGGTGGTAGTTTTAAACTTTCACAAGCACCAATCGAACAATCCAAAGGTAGAAAGTGGGGTAATTCGCATACTTTCTAGTTTACCGCTAGAAATAAAGAGATTATTGCCTATGGATAGCCTATGTATAGCCTATCCCACTCTACTTAACTCTACTCTACTTAACCTATCGGATTGCGAAACCGACGTTTCGCAGGAGTCCTCTACTAGTAAAAAAAAACTATGATTAAAGCCTACAACGAGAACACACACTCAGACGACCTACCTACTGTCGGAGACGACGGGGTGATTGAGAAAGAAAAACCGCGAGTAAAGCATATCTGCTACACCATCTACAAACTCTTCGATGAAATCACTGGAAACTACCCCCTCAACTGGAACGTGAACAAGTCTCAAAGGATAGCGTGTGAGAACCTAGAAAAAGAGCATGGGGTAGAGCAGGTGAAAAAAGCTCTCCAGTTTTATATGGAGAACAAGGAAGAGAAATGGTGTCCTAAAATCTTATCCCCTTGGGACTTAGATTCTAAATGGAAGAAGCTATATAATTACAAGGAAGAAAATGGATAGAGCAGACATTGAAAAAATAATAGCCCGCGTTCAATCCGATAAAAAGGAAATTGGTAAAACCCTCGTCTCAAACGAAGGACTCCTTAAACTTCAGGAAATAATGGGGAGCTACGAGGGGGAAGATAAACTCTATACCTCAGAGGAAATCGCAGAGAACCTAAAGAACCTACCCGCCCCAGAAGGATACAAGACAGGCACCGTACTCGATGACCTCACGGGAGGATTCAGGAAACAGCAAGTGGTCACCATGTTCGCCCACACGAAGCACGGAAAAACTGAGATGGCGTTGTGGCTCATGTCCTTATGGAAAGAACTTAACCCCGTGTACATTCCCCTCGAACAGAAAGCGGAAGAGATAATCTCGCAAAGGCTCGAACGAGGCTACGAGATACCTCACTTCCTCGCCCCCATTCGTTCCGACGCGTTCGTACTCACCGAATGGATTGAGGAGAGAATCGTGGAGGGTATCGCAAAGTACAACGCGGAAATGCTCGTCATCGACCACCTCGGGTACATAGACACCAACGGAAAGGACGGCGTGTGGAAACGTGAGAACCTCCCCTTTAGAATCGGACAGGTAATGAAACAACTCCACCACCTCGCCGCAAAGTGGAACGTGCTCATCATTCTCCTCTCCCACATCTCTGAGGGTGACGAGGGGAAACCCCCACAGCTCCAAGACCTCGCCAACTCCTCGGACATCAAGAAAGAATCCGACACGGTAATCTCAATCTGGCGAAAGAACAAACTGGTGAAGAAAGTCCGCATCTACGAAGATAAGACGATGCTCTCAGTTCTCGCCAACAGACGCTTTGGAAAGAACGGGAATGTTGGCCTCCTCTTCGATACAAAGACTGGGACGTACTCGGAAGACAACAAGTGGGTGCAGGATATGGAAGACTCAGCACGGATAGAGGGTTCAGACGATTTCTAACATGATTACCTCCTTCGACAAACAGAACGACCTCGAAACCCTCGACATCCTCCTCGATATTCAGGAGCGGGTGCTCAACCTCTACCAACGGACACAGAACCACGAACTCCTCCTCAACATCGAAGAACGCCAAGACCTCATCGACCAAATAAAAGCAAAGATACACAAAAATGAGTATAAAAACATCCCCAAATGGCTACGTTAAAATCAAAAGGTACGACCTATACGGCACACCGTGCACACCTACAGGCAAGGTGCGAGAGAGAGATAACAAGACGGAGGCGGAGTTCATTTTGCTCTATTCGCCAAATCCTGAAAGACGGGTTTGGCTATCTCGGGAAGACATAATGGTATGAAACCCCTCCTCACCATAACCCTCCTCCTCACCCTCTGGAACCTGTACAACCACGCGGTAGACGACAAGCTGATGAGACACCGGGTATCGTGCCTAGAGCTAGGAATGGTGTGGGCGGGGAAGTGTCTTGATTTATCCCCAGCCCCCTATGTCACCGAGTAATCCCGTGGTATAATACCCATATTGCATCCCGTATTGGGGACAGGTACGTAGACCATAAGAAACCTATACTACAAATACCCTTCCCCACTACGGTATGGAAAAAGCACTCTTCAATCTCTCGTTGCGAGGTGGAATCCTACACCTGTTGTACGTTCTCTACGGGGGGAACTACTTTCTCAGAGAAACACGCGACAAGTGGCTCCTCGGCTCAAACAACAACGGAGCGTGTCACGCAATACGAAAGATTAAACTCCCCCGTATTAAAGGCTACAATCTAAAAGACTTTTACGTATACCTATACAACCACTGTACAAACAAGAAGATGGCACTATGGGCATTTGGTAAGATATAAATATGGCAAAGAGAGCACCGCTGGGGGCAGAAGAACAGAACCAATGACGGATTAAGATAGAGCACGGTAAAGGGTGGCACAAATACCGAGGGACACCGAGGCAACAAAACCATTCACCCTACGGGGTTTTAGATAAAGAAATATGGCAGAGCTGGAAATTAAACCATACTTAAAAAACGCCAAGAAGCACCCGAAGAAACAGGTGGAGCAGATAGCGAACTCCATCAAGCGTTTCGGGATGAACCAACCCATCGTGGTGGATAAGGACGGAGTGATTATTGTCGGCCACGGACGGTACGAGGCAATCAAGCACCTCGGGCTAGACCTCAAGCCGGAGTGGGTAGTGAAGAAAGAAGACCTCACCCCGGAGGAGGTGAACGCCTACCGCCTCGCAGACAACAAGCTCAACGAGTCCGACTGGGACATGGACCTCGTCATCGAGGAACTGAAAGGACTCGACGAGGAACTCCTCGAACTCACCGGCTTCGACAAAGACCTCATCATTGAACCAGAGGAGAAGGATGATGAGGTGCCTGACGTACCAGAGGAGCCACAAAGCAAGCTGGGGGACTTGTATGAGCTTGGGAATCATCGGGTGCTCTGCGGAGACTCGACGAAGCTAGAGGATGTAGAACGGCTGATGGATGGAAAGAAGGCAACCGCTGTTGTGACAGACCCTCCTTATGGAATAGGGATAGATGGTCAGAAAAGGTCGGTTTCTAAAAACCCTAAACACAATAGGAAATATCATGAAGATAGAGGGTGGGATAATGAACGGCCTGACAAAAGTATTTTTGAATATATAACTTCACTATTTATCCCATCTGTCATTTGGGGAGGTAATTACTTCGCTGATTTACTACCACCAACTAGAGGATGGATATATTGGGACAAGGGGCAAAACGGATTGACGATGAGTGACGGGGAGCTTGCTTGGACAACAGAAGATAAACCCCTCAGAGCAACTACTGTAAATAGAGCAGCTTTACAGGGTTCGGTACACCCAACACAAAAACCTCTACAAGTTATCGAGTATTCTTTACAGTTTTTATCTGTTCCAATGAGCGGAATTGTATTAGACCTCTTCCTCGGCTCAGGCTCCACCCTCATAGCATCAGAGAAGACAGGTCGTATCTGCTACGGTATGGAGTTAGATTGTAAATATACAGATGTTATTGTAGAGCGATGGTGTCAATTTACAGGCATTCGTGATATAATTAAGAACGGTGAAAAATATAGATGGGAAGCAAAGCAATGAATACTTTAGAGAGTACTACCTAAAAAATAGGGAGCGTATTCGAGCTAGAAACAAAGCGAAGTATCAGTTAGATAGAGACAACCCAGAGAAATTACAAAAGCACAGAGCGAAATCAACAGAACATACCAGAAATTATCGAAAGAGACACCCTGAAAGGGTAAAGATGCTAAGACAAAAACAATATGTATCAAGAAAACAAAGAGTTATGGACATTGTCGGGGAACGCTATGGCGGAGCGAAGTGTGTCTCTTGTGAATGTGACTACCTACCGTTTCTTGAGGTCAATCATATCAATGGTGGAGGATGTAAAGAATGGAGAGAAAACAGTAAAGGGTTATATGACCGAATACTTAATGGAGAAAGGGAGGTTTCAGACCTCGAAGTGTTATGTAGGGTATGTAATGCAAAAGACCACCTCTTTCGGAAAGACCGTGTTGCGGGGGATAGATTCACTATTGTTTGGAGGTGACGTAATAGTACAAAGATACGTTGACTACACAGGGAATGCTAAGATTAAGAAGAACGGTGAAGAAATGATATGGGAAAGAAAGTAGGCAGACCAACCAAGGATACACCAGAAGTACGTGCCAAAATAGAAGAGGCGGCGGCTCTTGATGCGAGTGTTGAAGAAATCGCATTCTGGGCTAATATTTCAAGGGAAACATACTACGAAATACTAAAGAAAGACCCAGTATTCTCTGACAGAATTGATAAGTTGCGCCAGAAGCCAATACTAGCGGCTAGACAAAGAGCTATTAAGGGAGCGACAGAAAGCTACAGTAATGCAATGGATTATCTAAAACGTAAAAAGAAGCTAGAGTTTGGAGACAAGGTTGACGTGACATCTAACGGAGAAACTATCCAACCCGTACTCGTAAAGTTCATAGGGGATGACGATAGAAATACCAACGGAATTTCGTAGACTATTCGACAAAGACTGGCGTGAGGCTGCGGTCTACGGTGGTCGCTTTTCATTGAAGTCACACACGGTAGCGAGAGTCCTCCTCATCCGAGCACGGCAAGAGAGAACAAGGGTAGCGTGCTTCCGTGAAATGCAGAACTCTATTGCAGAGTCATCACACCAGCTCCTCAAGGACTTAATCGAGAAGTACGAGCTGAGAGAGTTCATTGTCACCGAGAACTCAATCATCAACAGTATCAACGGCTCAGACTTCCTCTTCAAAGGACTCCACCGCAACGAGCAGAGCATTAAATCCATTGAGGGTATCGACATAGCGTGGGTGGAAGAAGCTCAGACGGTCACGGAGAGTAGCATTGAAGTCCTCACGCCTACTATTCGTAAGCCGGGGAGCCAAATCATATACACGTACAACCGCCTCGAAGAAGAAGACCCCGTACACAAGCGGTTAGTCATCGAGGGGAGACCGAACACGCTCATCATCAACGTCAACTACCACACCGCTCTGAAGTACGGGATGATGCCCGAGGAGATGCGGTTGGAAATGGAGGACGACAAAGAAAAGCGTCCCTCACTCTACCGTCACAAGTGGCTCGGGGAGCCGAACAAGAACATGGAGCGCCGTATCTACAAGGACTGGGCGACCATCGACGAGGTTCCGCACGAAGCGAAGCTGGTACGCTACGGCCTTGACTTCGGGTACACGAACGACCCCGCCGCCCTCGTTGCAATCTACTCGTACAACGGTGGGTACATTCTCGACGAACGGCTCTACCTCAAGGGGCAATCGAACAAACAGCTCGCAGACGTTATCCTAGCCCAAGAGGAACAGGCACTCGTCGTAGCAGACAGCTCAGAGCCGAAGAGCATCGACGAGATAAAGAGCTACGGCGTGTCCATCGTGGGGGCGAAGAAGCAGGGTGAGAAGACAGGCCCGTACAAGTCGTACAACGCGTGGGCAATCGCACAGGTGCAGGACAAGCGTATCTCCATTACCAAACGCTCAGTGAATGGACGGAGAGAGTACAACACCTACCTCTGGATGGTGGACAAGGACGGGAAGATACTGAACGTGCCGGAAGACTTCAACAATCACTTCTTGGACGCATCGAAGTACGGTATAATTTCTCTCATAGACGCTACTCCCGATTCAGTTCTAGAACGCCAAGAGGATATGTTCGACAGGAACTTCCACTTACAAACGCTAAACAGCACGCTATGAACCTCACCATACGCCCCATAAAACCTCGGCAGAAGAAGACCGAGAAAGAGATTGAGGAGGAGCAGAGGAAGCAGTTTGAGGTGAACCTAGAGAACCAACCGCAGAATGAAAGTGCCTGACATCTCAGTCGTAATCCCCGCACTCCACGAACCCTACCTACAGAAAACGGTAGAGGACATTCAGCGTCACGCAGAGACAGAGATTGAGGTGTTGGTGGGCGATGATGCAGTAGAGAAGCTCGGACAGAGGGCCTTGACGAACAAGCTAGTTAAGCAAGCCAGGGGAAAGTACATACTCAAGACCGACGCTCACTGTCTGTTCTCTCAGGGTTTTGATAAGGAACTCCTCAAGGTAGCAGATGAGAAAACTATCGTCGCTCCCTACCTGTTACGCCTCGACGCAGAGAACTGGAAGCCCATACCGAAGCCCTGCACAGGCTCGTACGTCTTCGATTCAAACCTCGTTATGCAGTACGGGGAGGAGAACAGCGAACCAGTCACCGAGACTATGTGCCTCCAGGGTTCGTGCTGGCTAGTTTCACGGGAAACGTATTGGGATTGGGACTTGGGGGACGAGTCTTTAGGCTCCTGGGGAGGTCAAGGTGCAGAGCTTGGTATCAAGGCGTGGTATAATGGTGGTAAATGTGTAACGAATAAGAACTGTTACTACGCACACCTGTTCCGCGAGAAGGAAGAGGATTTTCCATACAAGCGAGACAAGGCAAAGATTAAGGTAACCACAGACGAAATACTCAAACGGTACAAGGATAGGCGAATTGCTGGGCTTATCAAACTTTTTAATTACCCCGCAGACTGGACGCCAGAAATGGTTGACATCCTCCCCGTGGTATAATACTCCCAAATTACAATGCAGAGTCTACACGACATCGTACGGAAGGCAGAAACAAACTACTTAGCCGGCACCGTAAAGCTCGGGGAGCACGTTGACTGGTCAATGCACGATACAATCGAGCGTATCTATGCGTACCTCAACAGCAAACACATCTCAGGGCAGAAAGACAGCCTCGGACGGCCTAAACCGTTCTTCAACATCGTCACGGCGGCGGTCAACATCTGGTACCGAGCAACCGACATAGACCGAAAGGACATCAGGTTTATCCCCACATCAAAAGATAGCGTCCTCTTGGCCTTTATTGCGAACGTCTTGCTCCAGAACTGGATGGAGAAATCGAACTTCGGCGTATTCCTGAACAAGTGGGGACGCACACTAGCTCAGTACGGTGGTGCAGTACGCAAGTTCGTAGAGGTTGGCGGTGAATTAAAGGCTACGGTAGTCCCGTGGTCTCGCGTCGTACCTGACCCAATTGACTTCTCCGCTCTCCCACGCATCGAGAAGTTCTACAAAACACCCGCACAGCTCAAGAATATGGCGACCCCGAACCACCCAGACTATGCGGGGTACGATATGGACGCGGTGGATGAGCTTTGTGAGGCGGTACGGCAGTCCCGAGAGACGCTACGTGGTGAGCAGAAGGATAATATGTCCGAGTTCATTGAACTCTACGAGGTCCACGGCGTACTCGATGCACAGTACCTCGAAGATGAGCAGGACGATGAAAAAGAGGGCAAAGAATACACCCAGCAGATGCACGTTATCTCGTTTGTCGAGGTAGAAAAGGACGAGTACAAGGACTGCACGCTGTACAAAGGCCGGGAGAAGTCCGACGTGTACGGATTGGACGCACTCATCGAGGAGGAGGGACGCACACTCCCCATCGGAGCGGTGGAAATCCTCTTTGACTCACAGTGGATGCAGAATCACTCGATGAAAGCGTGGAAAGACAACATGGACTTGGCCTCGAAGATGGTGTTCCAGACATCAGACGGCAACTTTGTGGGGAGAAACGTGCTCAACGCTATCGAGAACGGGCAAATCCTCATCCATAAGGAGAATATGCCTCTCACCAAGGTAGCGAACGACGAGTACGACCTCTCGAATGTTCAGGGCTTCCAGAACGCGTGGAGGATGGTTGCGTCCGAGCTTACCTCCACTCCTGACGCTATCCGGGGTAACACCTTGCCGAGCGGAACACCGTACAGCCTCGCGGCGTACCAGGGAGCACAGGCCAACTCACTCTTCGAGATAATGACGGAGAACAAAGGTCTCGCCCTCATTGAAATGATAAAGCAGTACGTCATCCCACACCTCAAGAAGAAGCTCAAGAACAAGGATGAGATTGTCGCAATCCTCGACAGTGCAGGTATTCGTGAGATAGACGCCCTCTTCGTCCCGAAAGCGGCGGTCAAGAACTTCAACCGCAAGGCAGTACAGGGAGTCATTACCGCATTAGAGAACGACGATATGTCAGCCGTACCGTCTCCGTACCAGAAAGACGTAGCGGAGCAGGAGGTTATGCAGGAGATTGCTCAGTACGGCAACAAGCGATTCTTCACCCCCGACGAGTACGGTGAGCTAGACTGGGATGAGGTGTTCAAGGACTTCGAGTGGGACAGCCTACGCATCGAGGTAACGAACGAACAGGCAGACAAGCAGGCAACACTCCAGACGCTCGCAACCCTGTACACCGCCACCGCACAGGTAGACCCCGTTGCCGCCAACGTGATACTCGGCAAGGTACTGACAGAGACGGGTGTAGTATCACCACTTGAGGTTTCGACACTTTCCGCACGCCCAGCACCGCAAATGCCGGGGGAAAGCATTAGCAATTTAGCAACTAATCAAACACAATGAGTACATACGCGAAGAACGACGCAGGACACGAGATGAGAATGACCGAGGACGAAATCGCTCTCATCAAGGCAACCTACGGGGGCAACGAACGATTACTCAAGCTACTCCGCAAGATATTCTTGCCTGAGTACGACCCGACAGCACCATTCGGTCAGACGATTGACCTGTGGCTCGCGGCGACGGACTTGAAGCAGATGCCACCAGATATTGCCTACCAGCATATGATGGCTCGCAATATGGTCATCGGTCACGTCGAGGCACAGATTGAACAGCTCCGATACTTTGCAAACCTCACCACTCCGAACCCGGAGGAACAGGTAGCGAAGGCGAAGCTCGACAGTGCAGAGTAGAGTCGTGTTATAATAGAGTTAATTAGGGACAAAACCCTCCAAATGAAATTAGGACAAAACCTATGCCAAATGAAGAAGAGGTTATCACTCAAGAAGTAGATACGGAGACAACCGAAAACACAGAAGAAGTTGAGCAGGTAGACGTTGAAGCCCTTAAAAAGGAAAACGAGACGTTGAAAGCTCAGAAAGAGCACTGGAGGGAGAAGGCAGAGAAAGCAGAGAAGGTTACTGAGAAGAAAGAGGAGGTGAAAGCCGACCTGAATCTCACACCGAAAGACTACCTCGCCCTCACCGAGCACAAAGTTACCTCAGAAGATTTCGATGAAGTCGTCCGGGTAGCGGGCATTCTCGGGAAGCCTGTAGCAGAAGCACTCCAAGACGGTGTACTCAAGACAATCTTGAAGACCCGAGCAGAGGAACGTGCAACCGCACTCGCAACTCAGACAGGAGGTGGAAACCGTGGCTCAAAGGGAGCTACACCAGACGTTCTACTCCGAAAAGCGTCTCTGGGAGAAGTCTCAGAGGACGATATAGAGAAACTCGCAGAAGCTCGTATGCTCGAACGAACTAAAGGACGGTAGGAACGCTGGGTAGTAATGCTGGGGTTAATCTAACCTTTACTACCCAAAATGAACACTACAGGAACAGGAACTTACGGTTCCTCATGGCGAGCAAAGTACTTTGCATCGAACCTCCAACAGGTTCTCCGCAAGGCACTCGTCGCTGAAAAGATTTGCGACGTAGACAACTCAGACAGTTTCTACATCCACAATCCGTACAGCAACCAGCCAACCGCAGCTATTCAGGCTCTCGCAGGTACGTACTCAGTATCCGCTTGGACAGTCACCGACGACACGCTCACAGTAACCGACGAGGTTATCTACGGCGAGCACGTCTTTGACTTCGAGCGAGTAATGAGCAACTACAACCTCATGGCTAATCGTATGGACGAGATGGCGTACGCTGTCGCATACGGTATTGACTACTTCGTTGTAAACGCACTCTGCGAAGACGGTACAGGCACATACACGACACCAGCTGGAGGTTTCACAACCCCTGCAAACATCCCAGTCATCATCGCTAACCTTGCATCAAAGGTTATGGGCTTCGCTGACACGTACAAGGGATTGTTCCTCGTCATTGAGAACACAGACGCAGTAGGATTCGTCCAGGCACAGATTGCTTCGGGCTTCTCGTACAGCGACATGGCTCTCAAGAACGGCTTTATGACGAACTACGCGGGTGTAGACATCTATGTTGTCCGCACAGGCACGTTCGTAACGACCACTATCGGTTCTCGCTCAGATATTGCAAACTCAGGACACCGAGTATTCGGAGTCAAGGGTGTAACCACGTACGCTTCACCTCGCGGTGTTTCGTACGAGGAGAAGTCAGTATCAGGCAAGACTGGTAAGGAGATTGCAGTTGTGGGCTACGTTGGATTCAAGGCATGGGCACAGAAGGCTGGCCTCATCGTAGACATCACACTCGCCTAACTTAACAATCTAATCCGCTTTTGCGGGTTAGATTCTGCCTCTCTTGCCCAGCGTTCGGGAGGCGGAGTCTAGCTCGCAAAGGTATCAGAACAATGGGAAAAATATCACTTACAAAGACGGGCGTAGTCGCCGAGGGAGCACAGGGAAAGCGGGAAGAGCTTTGGGCTGAGTACCTTGCGAACTACAAGCTCAAGAACCCGGTAAAGTACGCTCAGAAGCGTGCAACTTCGTACCTCGACCCTATTTCAGGGAAAGAGGTTGCGAAGAAAGACGAGTTTGCTGAGATTCCTGCGTCATTCAGAGGCGTCGTACGCGAACTGAAGACGGTGAAGGGCGTCGTCCGTGAAATATCGTAGTTACCAGCTAACTCAAACCAAATGAACACTCAGAACATCGCATCCCTCGCAACCCTCGCTCTCGTAGCGGTGATTGCGTTCAAGATGCTCACTGGAACTGGTGACTTGGGTTACCAGCTCATCCCTGGTATCTCAATGGCTCCAGCGTCAGTAACCACGTTCACCCAAGGTGGAGGTGTGTACGCAACGTCAAGTGCGGTAAGTGCCTCAACACTCCTCACGGAGGCTGTTGACAATGAGAATGTCATCGACATGACACTCACCAATCAGGACGCAACGCTTACATTTATGGCTTCGAGTTCTTTCCCGGGCATTCCAAACCCAGGAGATACACGAACCATCTTTGTGCGAAATGCAACTACGACGGCGGGGATTGACCTCACCATCGCAGTTGGTACAGGTATGACGCTTAAACGAGCGGCGTCCTCTACCGTTCTCCTCATTGGAGACACCGACGGAGACAACACCGCAAAGCTCGACTTTGTACGAAAGTCAGACACAGACATCAACGTCTATCTCTCAAAGTACGAAGACTAACCACAATAGCCTTCGGGCTATTGAGAGAATACGAATACTCGCATTTTGTCACTAGCCCGGAGTTAAACAAATAATATGAAACTATCACTATCACTCTCACTCGGCATCGCAGTCTTACTCCTCGGCGTGTTCGCTCTTAGCCAGACGAACCCCGTCTCAGGAGCGGGATGGATGCCGGTAGCACAACAGCTCGCCACCACCACGGTTGTCGGCCCGCAGGGTTCCGCAGTCGTGAAGAACCAAATCTTCGCAGAGAACGCATCGTGCAAGTCTCGCGTCATCACGACAGACGGCACCTCCGCTATCCGCATCTCATTTGACGACGTATCATACGCAGGAAACATTGGGAGCACCACACTGAGTGCCTCAGTAGGATTCCTCCAGCTCGCCTCAACTACCAAAGAGTATGACTCAGCAATCTACGGCTGTGGCGTATGGAACGGGTGGGCTTGGGCTTCGACCACACTATCAGTAGCAGAGTTCTAAATTAGAAAGAATAAAACGTGGAGGCACGTAAACCCTTAACTTGCAATTCTCAGATACCAGCAACAACACAGGTATCCTGCAACAGTCCAGAATACTTGCTCGCGTTGACGCAACCCAGTGGCCTACAGCCCGAGTAGTCAACTCAACGAACAACTGGCTCGACAGGGTGACAGGGTACGCTATTGGAGCGGACCGTCGCTTCCAGTGGGACGACTCGAACCACACCGCACTCCCCGAAGGAACGGCACAGCTCACCATCAACGTCTCAGACTACTCGTTTCTCACCGATGAGCAGGGGAACACGATACTCTCCCTCTTGGGAATCTCCCGCCTCGACGGTACGAGCTGGGTTCCGCTTACCTTAGTGAACCGCGACGACCCCACGGTTGACTGGTCACGCTTCGGAGTAGACTCAGGGACACCGACACAGTACGACAAGATTGCAGATAACATTGTACGGCTCAATAAGAAACCCTCGGCTACCATCGCGGGTGGATTAAAGTTCTTCTTCCAACGCTCACCGTCGTACTTCACCGCCTCAGACACGACGAAACAGCCCGGCGTTGCTCCCGTACTCCACCGAGGGTTCGTGGTAGCTTCCGCGTACGACATAGCTCTCACCCTTGGCCTCGCTAACCTCCAACCGCTCTCTGTAGAGCTAGCAAAGGAGGAGCAGAAGATGATTGAGTACTTCGCCGGGAGGAACAATGACGAGGTACGGAGAATGAGCGTCGCAGTAGAGGATAATCAGTAAAATGGCTCTCACGAACACCACAAAACCGAGTACGAGTATCACGAACACCTCCCGAGTGGCGAGCTTTATGACTTGGGCGAACATAGAGACAACGTGGGCGACAGAGACGAACACTTGGCTCTCTGTCTCAGCCCTGTTTGATAACACCGCAAAGGTATCAGCGAGCATAACTAACACACCAAAACCGTAATATGGGGAAAGGGAGCACTTCATAAACCAGAAACCATTGAAAAGTACCGCCAGACACGGGCTGGTATTCAGACCAATACTGGGAAAACCCACTTCAAAAAGGGAATTGTCCCCTGGAATAAGGGTAAAAAAACAGGAGTCATCCCGCACAACAAAGGGAAGGACAGCAAAAAATCGTATGAGTGTCCAGTTTGCTTTACTCGATTTAAGGCATACCAAAAGAGAAAGTACTGCTCGGTGCGATGTAGTGCATCAGAACGAACAGGTGAAAATAACCACAATTGGATAGGCGGTGGATGGCTAACGGTACGAAAAATTGTCCTTGTCGAGCAAGACTATACCTGCCAATCTTGTGGTCACAGAGAACCAGACATAATGGAAGTAAACCACAAACTCGAACGCTCTCAATACCCAGAGCTTTCGAGAGACAGGAACAACCTAGAGGTTCTTTGCCCCAATTGTCATCGTCGTAAGACAAACTTATTCCTTCGTAAACAAAAAATAAATTGAGCACAGTCACAACCATCAACGAAGGAGATAACATCACTGACTCCCGAGCGGTCATAAACGACAATTTTGCTGCACTCAACTCCGACAAGATAGAAACGTCTGTGATAGATACGGACACCACCCTTGCGGCCAACTCAGACGCAAAGATTCCTTCTCAAAAGGCAGTCAAAGCGTATGTGGATGCAGGTGGTCAGGCGAATGCGAGCACGACGGTTAAGGGTATCGTAGAACTCGCTACACAAGCAGAGGTTGAAGCAGGAACCGCAGTTGGTGGAACTGGAGCACCTCTCGTGCCAACACCAGACGTTATGGCGAGTTTTATGATTAGTGGGTTCGGAGATGGTTCAGACGGCGATGTAACTATTTCAGGAAGTACAGACCTCACAAGGGATATGTACTACAACAACCTCACGGTCAATGGTACACTAAACACTAAAAACTATCGTATCTTCGTTAAAGGAACACTGTCTGGTTCTGGAACAATCCAGGCGAATGGAGGTAATGGGGGTAATGGTTCTGCAAACTCAGGTGATACGGGTGGGGCAGGAGGGTCTGCGGGGACAGGCGTGACCGATGGGTATTTTGTTTCTGGTGACGGAAAGGGTGGTGGGTCGGGTGGGAATGCTGGACAAGTAGGCGGTGCCGGTACTGCTGGTACGACTAGAGCAAACTCTATTGGCTCAACTGGTGTCGCTGGAGGTGCTGGAGGACTGGCGAATGACACAATCAAAGCTGTTGGTGCGGCGGGTGCGGCAGGAGGATTCACCGCCGCCCTCGCCAAGTTCGCTCAGATTGCGTTTCTCACATTCACAGGACTCGATATAACTGCTACCGGTGCTCTTATTAAGGTGAACGCTTCGAGTGGTTCTGGTAGCGGAGGAGGAGGTGCAGGAAATAACTCGTCGGGGACTGTTCGTGCTGGTGGAGGTGGAGGGGGTTCAGGTGCTCATGGTGGTTTCGTGTTCATACTCGCAAATACAGTTAGCGGCACGGGGCTGACCCTCTCCGCAACGGGCGGTAATGGTGGTAACGGTGGTAATGCAACTGGGAACGGTGGAGGTGGAGGTGGAGGGGGTGGGGGTAACGGAGGAATCATCGTACTCGTTTATAACACCCTCACCGCAGCTCCGACGTACACACTTACCGCAGGCACAAAAGGAACAGGTGGCACATCATCCACGGGTTCTGCGGGTGCAAACGGCGTAGACGGAACAGCCGGAACTTCGTACGTTTATTCAGCTCGCTCCCTTCTGCATTAAATATGTCCAAATCCGTCAAAATCAAAATCGACAACTTCTCCGGGGGAGTCTCAGACGACCCGAGGGAGAACAACGCGACTAAGTT